AGTCGGTCGGGGGGCAGGGGGCGGGTCAGCGTTTTGGTGGAGTTTTGGTTCAACTTTTTCGGTCCGCGGGTGCCGTGGGGCAAAATACTGACCCCCGCGATTTTGACTCTTGAGTGGAACCGATGGGGGTCAGTATAAGCACTTCCCAAATACTTTCCCAGAGACCGAGTTTAGGTGGTATCTCTAGGGGGTTTTGGGGAACGGATTTTACTGACCCCCGTCGGCTCCACTGTTCCATGTCGAGTTCGTGGAATTTTCGCGCTGCGATTCAACTCCACCGTCGGGGTCGTGGAGGATAAACTCCACCGCTGCGGGGGCCGGTGCTGGCCCTAGATTATGGCGCAACAATGTCGCGCCGTCGTACGAAGCTCCCGTCGCCACCCAAGCGCAAGACGCCGCTGACGCCGCTCCCTGCGGAACTTCGGCGCAGCAAGAAAGACGCGCGTGCCGCTGGCGAGTATGGCCGTGACGCGGAGGGCAACGCCCTCTCGAAGTGGGGCCGGCTCAAGAAGGGCAACACGAAATACGAGGTGAACGTGGCCACGCTGACGGCGATGGCCAACTGTGGCGCGACCGACCAAGAGATTGCAGACTGGTTCGGCGTGCCCAAGAGCGTCATCGCTGCGCCTCGGTTCAAGTACATTCTTGACCACGCTCGCGCCAATATGAAGGTCGCCATTCGCCGCGCACAACTGCGCACGGCGCTCGGCAGCAAGCGCGACCGGTATGGCCGTCAAGTGGTGCCTGCGGACAGCCGTCTGCTCATTCATCTTGGCAAGACCGTGCTCCAGCAACGCGAGACCACGGTGCTCGAGACACGGGAACTACCCAAAGTGGTCATCGAATAGCGATGCCGTCGTCCACACGGCACGCTCTCGTGACCACGGCGCAAGCGCAGGCGCTGACCGAGCCGCGCAACGAAATCCGCTACAAGCTGAGCGCGAAGCAGAAGCTAGTGTTCCGCCATCCGGCGCGCTTCCGCGTGCTGGTGGCGGGACGGCGCTTCGGCAAGAGCTATATGGCGGTGCTGCTGCTGCTGTACGAGGCGCTCGAAGAGCCGGATGCGATTGTGTGGTACATCGCGCCCACGTACCGGCAGGGCAAGGAAATCCTGTGGAAGATGCTCAAGAAGCTGGTGCCGCTCGAGTACGTGTACACGCTGAACGAGACCGACCTGAGTATGCAGTTGCGCAATGGCAGCGTCATCGCCATCAAGGGCAGCGACAATCCCGACTCGCTGCGTGGCGTGGGCCTGCGCTTTGCGGCGCTGGACGAGTATGCGTATCAGGAAGCGGACACGTGGTTCGAGGTCGTGCGCCCGATGCTGGCCATCGGCGGGGGACGCGCGCTCTTCATCACCACACCCAACGGTTTGAATTGGGCGTACGACTTGTATCTGATGGGCACGGGCAAAGACGACGAGTTCCAAAGCTGGCAGTTCACTACGCTCGAGGGTGGACTGGTGCCGCAGAAGGAGATTGACCACGCGCGACGGCATATGTCGCTGCGGCAGTTCAAGCAAGAGTTTGAGGCCAGCTTCGAGACGTTGAGTGGGCGCGTCTATAGCAACTTCGAGCGCGGGGTGCACCTCCGCGAGATGGCCGACCCCGGAGGCGAGTTGCTGGTGGGCCTGGACTTCAACGTCAACCCAATGACCGCCGTGATTGGCGTGTCCGTGGGGCCGACCGACTTGTACGTGATGGATGCGCTTGAGATTATGAGCAGCAATACGCAAGAAGTGGTGGACGAACTGAAAGCGCGCTATCCCAACCGGCCTATCTTTGTGTGCCCCGACCCGAGCGGCAAGGCGCGCACGACGGCGAGCAGCAGTACCAACTTCACCATCCTCGAAGAAGCAGGGTTTACCGTGGACGTGCCCGCGAAAGCGCCCGCCATTGCCGACCGTGTGAATGCGGTGCAAGCGATGTTGCGCACGGCGAATGGCGACGTGCATCTGTGGGTGCACCCGCGCGCGACGGCGCTCGTGCGCAGCTTCGACGGGCAGCAATACAAACAAGGCACCAGCATTCCCGACAAGACTGGAGGCTTGGACCACGCAGCGGACGCGGTCGGCTATCTAGTCTGGCAACAGTTCAATTTGCTCCGTGGAGCGTGGAAGGAGACCAGTGTCCGATACTAGCCCCGAAGTCCCGCCCAATCCCCTCGTGCCGGATGAGACACCAGAGCTGGCCACCATGCGCGCGCAACTCGAAGCGATTGAGCGTCAGCGCGCGCAGCTCTTCAATCTGTGCGTGGCGCTGGTCGCCATCGCCGGCGGTGAAGCGACGCTGCCGCTGCCGCTGCTGGCCACCGTGCCGCCGACCGCGCGCTTGGACCAAGAGGTGCACGAGCAGCAGGGTCTCATCAGTATTCATGCGTCGGTCATCAACGAGGTGGGCGTGCGCCAGACGCTGACCATCGAAGTGCCCACCGAGGAGCAGTTGGAACAGACGCGCGCGGGTCTGGTGGTGCCGCGCGGCGTGGCCAGCGGGAATCCCCGCATTGCCATCGTGAAATCCTAACCGACGAGGAGCGGCGCAATGCCCGAAGCCATCGCCAGCGCCAGCGTGCAGTCTCCCGACCGGCCGGACTTCAAGTGTCCGGAGTATCAGGAGATGGAAACGCGCTGGATGCTCTGCCAAGACGTGAAGCAGGGCACTGAAGCCATCCGTGCGCGACGCGAGTCGTACTTGCCCAAGTTCGAGGCGGAAGACGTGCTCGATTGGGACACGCGCGTCCGGATGTCGTACGTCAACGACCACTACGCCCAGACCGTGCACGACTTGGTCGGGATGGTGTTCGCGAAGCCCCCGCTGCTGGACGAAGACGTGCCCGACGAACTGAAGCAGCGGTGGGAGAACATTGACGGGCAGGGCACGCATTGGGAGGTGTTCGCACAGCGGGCGCTCGACGTGGCGCTCGATTGGGGACACGCCGTGCTGCTCACCGACTATCCGCCCGTGCAGCAGCGCCCCACGCTGACCGACGCCAAGTCGCAAGGACTGCGCGCCTACGCGACTTTGTATCGGCCCGACGACGTGATGAGCTGGCGCACGGTCACCGTCGGCGGGGTGACGCACGTCGTGCAAATCGTGCTGCGCGAGCAGTTCTACGAGGACAACGGGGCGTTCGGCCAGTCGCTGACGCGGCAGTATCGCGTGCTCCGGCAGGACGTGGTGCGCGACGAGCAGGGCACCGCCACGGGTCTGGGCGGAGTGACGTGGCAGGTCTGGCGCGAGGTGAAGGACTCCACGACTGGACAACTCAAGCTCATGTCGCTTGACGAGCCGCGCGCCTTCAGCGTGGCCAAGAAGGGCGCGCTGGATCACATTCCCATCCGCGTGGTGTACGGCGGCGAGAAGTTGGGCACGCTGTTCACGCGTCCACACTTGATGGGGCTGGCGTACCTGAACTTGCAGGAGACGCAGGTCATCAGCGACCTGACCAGCATCATCCACAAGTGCAATGTCCCCACGCCGGTCTTCATCGGGCGTCCGGCCGCGCGTGCAGGCACCGCGAACAAGAGTGTGCGGATGGGCAGCGGCATTGACTTGCCCACGGGCGCCGATGCCAAGATGCTGGAGCCGCAAGGCAGCGCCATCGAGAGCACGCAGAAGTTCATTGACGACATCCGCGCGCAGATGCGTCGGCAGGGGGCGTACCTCAACGAGCCGACCACGGCGCTCACGGCGACCGAGGCGGCGATGTTCGCCCGGCAGCGCAATGCGCGCCTCGCACGTGCCGCGCGCAGCTTGCAGGACGCGATGGAAGGCGTGCTGTCGGACTTCGCGCTGTTTGAGGGCGTGTCCATCGTCGATCGGGACAAGGACAGCAACGATGGCGGTAGCATCGTGGTCAACACGGACTTCGCCGGTGCGTTTGACGTGCAGTTCGTTCAGGTCGCGTTGCAGGCATACGCCGAGGGAGCCATCCCGCTGGACGTGTTCTTGACCGTGATGCAGACGGGCAAGATGCCCGACGACTTCGATGCCGAGGATTTGGCGTTGCGACTAGCCAGCGACGCCGCAGCGAAGGAGCAGGCCAAGAACGACGCCATTGCGCGCGGGCTGGCTGCGCAGGGGAACGGTGGGATGATGGGCGGCAGCAGCCGCGATGCCGGCGATGGCGGAGGCAGCAACGAGTTGAAGTTCACCACACAACGCGACGCGAACGGGAAGCTGAGTGGCTTCTCGATGCAGCGTGGCGGCAAACAGGGAGGGCAGGCGCGATGATTGCGCACGGCGTAGCGGTGGGATGGAAGCTGCGCATCCTGAGTGAGGTCGCGTCGCACGACCTGCGGATTGCGCTCTACGGAAGTGACGCGGCGCTCGGGCCGCAGACGGCCAGCTACACGCCTGATGGCGAGGCGCAGGGCGCAGGGTACGAGGCCGGTGGACAGGCGCTGCAGAACGTGTCCGCGATGGGCAACGGCAGCAGCGTCGAGCTACGGGCGGACGACCCCGTGTGGCCCAACGCGTCGCTCGTCGGCGTGCGCGGAGCGCTGGTGTACGACAACAGCGTGGCGGGAAAGCCCGCGCTGTTCGTGCTGGATTTCGGCGAAGAGGTGAGCGGAACCAATGCACCGTTCGAGTTGGACCTCCCCGCGCCGCTGTACGTCTGGCTCTAACCCTTTCGCGTAGGAGACGCGTTCAATGCCAGCTTTCACGAAATTCCAACAGTTCGTCGGTGACATTGGCACCGCCAAGCACGACCTCAACGCGGACACGCTGATGCTGCTGCTCACGAACACCGCGCCCAACGTGGCCGACACCATCGTGGACACCACGACCACGCCCTGCACGGTGAAGTCCACGTCCAATGCGGCGGAGATTGCCGCTGGCAGCGGCTACACGAAGAAGGGCGGTCAGGTCGCGGCCAACGCCTATAGCCAGAGCGCAGGCACCGCGAAGCTGACGGGCAACAAGGTGACCATCACCGCCAGCGGTGGCAGCATCGGGCCGTTCCGCTATGCGGTGTTGTTCAACGATAGCAAGGGCACCACGGCCACCCGTCCGGTCATCGCGTATGCCGACTACGGCAGCGCCATCACGCTCAACGATGGCGAGTCCATCACGTTCGGCAAGGACACCGCAGGCAACAACTGGGACGCGACCATCCCCATCCTGAGCGTCGCGTAACGCGCGGAGGGCTACTCTCAATGCTGCTGCTCACCAGTATCAACGACAAGCTGCAAATCATCACGGGAAGTGCCGGCGATGTGCGCTGTCACTTTTCGTACGTGGACAACAACGCAGGCACCATCACACCGGACCGCAAGAACACGTCCATCTCGACTAGCACCACGACGGACGTCGTGCTGGCACCGACGGCGTCCACGCAGCGCAACATCAAGTCGGGCATTATCTACAACGCGCACGCGACCGTCGCGAACCTCGTGACCGTGCAACACACCGACGGCACGACGATTGTGGTACTGGAGAAGGTGACGCTCCAGCCGGGGGAATTTATTGAATTTGAAGAGAACGGCGGATGGACCTACGAGAATTCGTCGGGCATTCCGTTCGCCGCCGGTCTTGGTGGCCCCGTGGACGTGCAGACGTTTGCGTATCCGGGCGGCACGTGGACGAAGCCGACGACGTTCACGTCAAAAGTGGTGTTTGTGAAGCTATGGGGCGCTGGCGGTGGTGGTGGCGCTGGCGCGTCACTAGCGACGGCGGTGATTGCCAAAGGCGGCGCTGGCGGTGGCGGAGGCGCGTTCATTCGTGAGACATATCTCGCGTCCGATCTCCCCTCGACAGTGACGGTTACTGTCGGTCAAGGCGGCGCGGCAGGCGCTCCCGGCGCGGCAGGCGCCGCTGGTGGCAACGGGGGCATTGGCGGCACGACGACGTTTGGGGCCTATGTCTCCGCCTATGGCGGCGGCGGCGGCGTGGGCGGTGCCGTTAGCGGTGCGAACTCCGGCGGCGGTGGCGGCGGGGGGTCTGGAAGCGCAGGGACGACCGGCAGCACGGCGGTTGGACAAGGCGGCAATCCCGGCGTGAGCGGCGCGAAGGGCGTGACCGGCGTCGCTGGCGGGACGGGTTCGGA